TTGAATGTACGCTAGTGTCAGCCATTTTACTTGTTTTTCTCCTTCTAGTCAATCGCTGATATTAAAGTCAGCGCCTATCTTTATTTCTTCTACAGTCACATTTACGTCTCTTCTTATATGTTCTGCCTTAGTATCTGTACTAGTATTTTGTACGTCTGCTAATGCTTCTGCGTCTGACATATATTCTTGACCTGTTTCTGTATTAGTTAAAGTTACCTCACATTTAGGTGTAATTACTGGTACTCTTTTACCATTAATTGTTTCGTACCTAACTGAAGCTTCTGTTTCTATAAACGGCATTATCTATCCTCTCTGTTAATTTCTAATATAGATGCTGTAACAAATAATCTATCTGCATTTGCTGCTGTTACTTGTAATACTTCATTTTCTAACATAATCAAGGGCTCTGTTAATAGCTGTATGCTTTCGTTAGCATCTACTGCAGCTGTATTAAACAAAGTAAACTTGTCAGCTGAAGCAGGATCTCCATTAAATAAATCTACAGTAATTGTAGTAGAACTTCCACTATCACTACTAACTAATATTGATTTTACAATAGCTCTAGAGTTAGAAGGTGTAGTATATAAAGTTGTAGCTGTCGCAGCTGTTAAATCTTTTTTTGCGTTTAAATATATATTTGCCATATTATCCTAGTCCAAACCATGTGTATCTTTCTGCATCTTCTTTTAACTGTGTTAAAAATGTAGAGTTAAGTTGTTCTACAATAGAAGAAAAAGATCTGTTAATTTGTCTTTGGTTATCTTCACTATATTCTTTTTTAGGTTCTGGTAATCTTACTACTATTCTAGTCATTATCTTCTTCCATCTGGTTTTAAATCAGCTTGAAAAGTTCCAAAACGCCAGCTTTGACCTGTTCCTGTGTTTTCAATTTTAATAGCCGCATACCTTCCTCTTGCTCTAGTACTAACAAATGTAGTAGCAGAGTCAATAGTAAAAGGACTAAATGAAGAATTTGTATTTGCTTGTGCAGGATAAGGTGTAACTGATACATTAACAACTGCATTGCCTACTAAGTTTTTAAAGTTAGGTAAAAATCTACCCATAGATAAAAAATACTCTCCAATACCTTGATCTGTTTGTAATGCAAAATCAAAAGATTCTACAAAAGAAGTTAAAGTTGTAGTAGATCCATCTGGATTTACTTGATCAGTTCCTGTTTCGTGTTCAAACAATACACTTTGACCTAATCCTGTTTCACCAATAACAGCAGGAAAAGTTCCTGTGTTAGAATCGTTAAATGCTGTTGCATAAGGTTTAGGATAAACTAAAGTATCAATCCAAGTTGTTCTAATAGAATTACTATTAACACCTGTATACCAATTACCCATTGGCACTTGTTGATTAGTTTGACCGTAGTTGTAAACTACATATCTATTATTAAAATCTGATCCAGATGTTGGATACCACCACGTAACCTCTGTAAACAAGTTATTAATACCTGCATTTACTTGTTGACCTTTAGTTGTATCTACATCATCATAAACATAATCTTCAACAGAACAAGGTAAAGTATTAACTGTACCATCAAAAGAGAAAAAACCATTACTACCCATCCAATAAGCAACACCATCAATTTCAATAGCTGCATTTTTACCAATCAATCCACAGTTTGTACCAACTTGTTCAAAACCAAATGTAAATGGAGCTCCAACAAATTTCATCGTGTAGAGTGCATTGTCTGTCCATACTAGAATGTTTTCTTTAGCAACTAAAGCTCCCATAATTTTTGTACCATCTTGAAGTCTTTGTGAACCTGCAGTATTAACTGCCGTAATAGTATAAGAATTTATATTTTCTTGTTCTGAAAATCTTATAAACATATCATCTTGTGTTGCAGTAGATCCAATAGTTGTTTCTGTTCCAAAATGAATTAAGTGACGTGTTGTTGGTGAAATAAGAGTTGTTCTTGTAGCTGTCGGGTTTCCTGTTGTTACAAAATCTGTTGTGCTAGTAGAAGCTCTTACACTTAATCTTGCTGCATCTCCTGCATTCCAAGTAAATGTTTTTCCATTAGCAATTGTTGCAACTAATACTTGACCAAAATTACTTAATGACCAAAGACCTGGTTCAAGAGTAATAGTTCCTGCATCAACTGCATCACCCCATCCACTAAACTCGGATGCGTTTGTAACCGTTGCTGCTGTTGAATGAGCTTGACCATTTGATGTACCAGTAGTTGCTGTACCTTTAGCACCTCTAGTAATACCTAAAAATTGTGTAGCACTTTTTGATGTGTATGTAATTAATTCGTTAGCTATTGCGATAGTTCCTGCAGTAGGAAAGTTTGTTGTACTAACAACTGTAACCGCGGTCCCCGCTCCACCTGTACCAGCAGTATCTGCAAGAAGTGCACCATTCAAAGCTGTAGTTTGTGCACCTTGTACAGTTCCACCATATTGACTAATACCATAACCATAACCATAAGTTTGAGCTGCAGGTCCTACTCTTTCATAAGGTTTTATATTTACACTACCACCAGAAGCTGCAGAACCAGAACTTGTAAAAGTTATAGTAAAAGTGTTGGCTGTTGGTGTAGAAATAACTTGAAATAATTTATCTTCAAAATCAGCGTCAGTTAATCCTGTACCACCAGGTAAAGTAACTGAATCTAATAAAACAATATCACCATCTTCTAAATTGTGAGCGGCTGATGTAGTAATTGTAATTGTAGTTGTCCCATTAAAAGTAAAAGTAGCTGATGAAATAGTAGTTGCTAAAGGTGTTATATCAAATAACTGTCCTTCAAAAAATATAAGTAAAAATTTATCTGTGCCAATTGCAATATATCTATTGCCTTCTGTATCAACAAAAGCGTGTTGTTTTCTAGCAACACCTACAATAGAATCTGTAAGTAATGACTGCCAACCACCAACTTTTTCTGGTAGTCCATATCTAAATCTTACATTATCTGAATCAACCCAACGACCTACTGCACCTACACTGGTGTCCTGTTTGTCAATTCCAGGTGCGAATTTAATTTGCTGAAGAGCCATAAGTTAGCTCCTATTGATTCGTTGATTTATATAGCCAGCCTTTTGTGGCATTAGCATATATTAATGTTATGCATTGATTATTGGTAGCAAGAGTATCATTAGCAGCTGCACCTTCTATATTAGAACCACCTCTATCTACAATACAATTGTTTGTTGCAAAACCATTTGATGCTGAACCATCCATAATTGTTACTTCATCACCTACTGCAGGTGAACTTGGTAATGTAATTGTAACTGGGTTAGCAACTGTATCTACTACAATTTGATCACCAGCTACTGCTGTGTATGCAACTTTACTTGCTGCAGTTACAGAAGTCATTCCTTTTTGTAACATACCTAATGTTGTTGCTGGTACACTACCTCTAGAATAAACTAAAGCTGTTGCACCTTCTGGAAGAGGTACTTGAGTGGCTCCAGCTTGACCTGTAGTTAATAAAGTTACTGTCCAACTATCTCCAGCTCCACCTCTAGTAGTTCCATCTTCTACAAAAAATACTCTGTTTGCATTTCCACCTGTTGTTGATGCAGGCATCGCTAAACTAGCATTACCTGATAAAGTACCTACAACTTTTATGTAAAGGTTTTTACCATTCGCGCTCGACGATCCGTCAGCCAAACTTAATGTAGTTGTGCCGGTGCTTAAAGTTACTTCTACATAACCTGATGTAGCTGTTTGTAATAATTGTAAATTAGTATTTGTAATAGTTCCCCATAGACCAGCTTTTTCTCCGGTTGCTACGAGTTCTAATGATAAATCTGTTGAATAACTTGATGCCATATTAGTACGGTTTTATTGGTGTCCAAACCATTGTTGCTCCTGGTATTATATCGTTCCACGTAATAACTCCTGGTTCTACTGTATCTAATGATAAAGAATTACCTGTAGGAATTATATTTGCTGCTCCTGTTACTGTAACACTTCTTGTGGCTAACGTCAACGCGTTCTTCACAGCCGTTACATTAGCATCAGCAGTAACTACAATAGTTCCTAAACCTAATGATAATTCATTTTTAGTAACAGTAATATTAGCTTTACCACTAATAGTTAAAGCACCTGTGCCTAATGTAAGTCTATTTGGATCTGGATCCTCTACAATAGAATCTGCAATAATACCTACACTACCAATTGTAATGGTAAGTGCATTTTTTGTTACATTTATATTTACTGAACCAATATTGGTTGATGTAGCAAATGGTAATGCTGATATTGCGTCAAATCCTAAACTCATAAATAATCCTTAAAAGGAGACAGGGGGTATGTGGTGGTGCCCTGTCTCCATCTAAAGATTATATCATCGTTTAAACCAAGAAGGAAGACCTAAATGTGGACGCTTGTCAAACATATTATCTTTAGCGCCTGGGGTTTTACGGTTGTTATAATGAAGAAATACTTGAACGCATTCCTTACCTTTAAACTTATTTCGCCAATGCTCTAGCTCACAACCAGAATATACTAGCATATCTCCTGGTTTTAAATCTACTTTAATTCCTTTTTTACCAGTCTCTCCAGATGGTTCCAAATATATTGGCCAATCATCACCACCTAAATTCATAGTAGTTGATATCTCACAACTAAATCTATCTTTATGTCTTTTTAAAATATCACCTTTTTTATATATTCTTGCATAAGTATATGCGGGATATAATTTTAATCCTGTTACTTCTTCCATTTTAGGTTGACATTTAAGTAACAAAGTTTCCATAGCTATATTTGCGTACTGACTATAAGTTTCTGGTATCTGTTCATCTTTACCTTCGTAGTGACCTATAATATTTTCAAAGGGTGATATATATCTTGTAGCTCTACAAGTATCATAAACTTGTTTTTGCATCATAAAATAATTTGCAACAAAAGCTGCTAGATCTTTTGATATTGCTTGACGGATAACTGTATATTTTTTTTTCTTAAAACTCATATTAAAAATAGTTAAAATTTAAAACTACTCTTCTTTTTGCGTTTGTAGTGGTAGTTCCTAAATGTTCTGTGTTAGTATCAAAAATAACCATTCTGTTTTCAACTGAATTTATTTTCTTTTTATTTTTTTTAAATTTAGTGTAACCATTATTTGTATTTATATAATACACAGCTGTCGTTGTTCCCTTATGTTCATTATCAACGTGGTAAGTTCCTTCTTTAATTTTATCAGTGTAGTAAGTGTTGTTTACTTTTATTTTTATTATTGAAATACAGTTTAGTTTTTTTATAATTGGATTTAGTAATTCAATATGGCTAGAGTTAGGAGAATGTTTTTGATAAAACACGTGACTAAATTGAGTTTTATCAAGAC